AATACTATCAACTGTACCTTGTGCAGTACCTGAAAAAGTAATACTTCCTGAAGTGCTAGTTTGAACAGGAACCTGTTGAGTAAATTTTGCGTCTTCTACAGCTACATTATCTAAGAACACACCAGACTGTCCGCCTACTAATCCTTTAATTGGACCTTCGCAGATAATATCTGTAATATTAATATTTTGAGTTGTGTCTCCGGTTTTTCTATTTAACCCCGAGACTGCTAATGTTTGATTAGGGCCTCCGCCTCTTCCTCCTCCTGGCATAATTTGTTACCTCAATGTAAATATATTTCTATCGCCTGGCATACCGTTTACTTGCGAGCCGTCTGTTGGGGGTGAGGCAGGAGCAGGTATAATAGGATTAGAATTATTATCTGTTTCTCCTGATTGAGCTTGCTCTGTTCCTGGATTAAAAAATCTTTGAGTTTGGTTTCTTACGTGTAGGCTAACAGGACGACCAGGCACTCTTAGTTTTCCATAAACTATAGGTACTGGGTCTCCTTCTACTATATTTTGACCCGTGCCTTGATAGAGATAAGACTCATCTTGATCATCTCCACTTGGGTCCGGTGCAAGAAGCTCATTAAATCCTTGTATTGCCAAGTTTGCTGCTAAAGTATAACCGATTGTTTGTATTGTTGCTAATTCTGCTCCAAAGAAAGCTGCGATTTCTGGTCCAAAATAATAAGTAATAACTGCAACTACGATTGCCATAACAATTTTTCCCGCCGCAGATTTTCTAGAGCCTATAGGTACCGGAGAAATGTACATGTCTCCTTCATTAAAAGATAATAAAAGTTCTTCGTCTGCAGTTACTTCTCTATCTCCAACTTTAAATAAAAATCCTATACCTTTTTCATGACAATCACGTAAATAGTGTTTTACATCATCAAAGTTTGCTTTTAAACACGCAAAAACATCCGCAAAAGAGTCAACATTCATAGTTAACTCTTTTCCGTATTTTTCTCCGAGTTCGCCGTCTAAATATACTTTACGCTTCATGTCTATATATACCTATTATAAACTTAGCCCATAAGGGATAAAGTGTTTCTCTACAAGAAAGTCGATTTTCTGCATGATGGAACATTATATCGTTTCCAAGATACACTCCGCAATGATTACCTACTTCTGAGTCTATAGCAAAAACTAATAAGTCATTAGGTTTAGGAGTAGATACTTTTTTAAATCCCCACTTGGAAATAGTATCTTCGTTAAAGTAGTCTAATCCTTTTTCCCACCAATAGTCTTCAAAAGCTGCTCTAGGAGGAATTAATATTTCTTTTTCTGCAAGCCAGTCTCTCATTGCTTCAAAGCAATCATACTTTCCAAACTTATATTCTCTACCAATAAGAGGATTAAATACTTTTTTTGGTTCTATTATATTTAACTCCATTTCAGGATAACTAAATATGTAGTAAGGAACACCCATTGCATTACACCCATTTATATCTGCTTCACTAGGCTCATTTGAACTATCTGGGTGATTATGTACAATTGCAAAAATATCTGCTTTTTTTACTACGTCAAACCAATCTGAGGAAGAAAGTATAAAATCATCTTCTGCATTTTCAGCTACATTTTCGCAGGGAAACCAACGTTTTTTCCCTTTTACTATTCCTATAAGTCCGCAGGCTTCTCTAGGATATTCATTTTTAAAATGAGCTTTTATTTCTTCAATCATTACTTAAACTTCTTAGATCCAGGGAATCCTCCAAAAGGGATAGGAACTGCAGTATTTAAAGTAGCATCTGTATTGTTTCCTTGGAATCTAATTTTGCAAGAATTAATTAATTTACCGCAAACATCTTTTCTTTTCCAGTAAAAAGCCTGTGTTTCTGGATTTTTATTTGCTGGAACACTACGAAGGGCTTCCCAAATTTTAGTATGACTATTTGTGGTAGTTTTTACTAAATTTGTGGCTGAGTAAGTACCTGAGTTAGACCACGCTGATATTGTAGTTATATCTCTAGTAATTACATTATCATCAATATCAAAAAATCTTCCCTCACTATCTATTGGCCACGTACATCCTCCGTATTGATCTGTTGCATCACCTTGATACTGCCAAGGACAATATTTTCCAATTATTACTCTTCCTGGAAGTAAAACGCCTTCTACATCCATAGGACTTGCAAGTTCAAAACTTACTACAACATTGTTTTCTGCAGCGACTCTGTCTAGTATAAATGTAGCTGAAGGAAACTCAACAGGAACTTCTGCAGTATCTCCCGCTGATTGTAAATGTTTTTGCAGTGTTCGTCTAAAAGTTATTCTTGCTCCTAATAAATCTTCGGAAAAAACTAAACCTGCATCATCTAATATACTTTGCAAAGTTTCTTCGTCACTATCCCCTGTACTTTCTGTGTTTGAAATAGTTTTTGCTAGTACAGGAATATTTGCCATACTGAGAGTTGGTCTATTTTGCGCACCTCGAGAGGCTATTTCTAATCCTTCAATTTGAATAGGTATTGCTACATATTCGTTCAAAGTTGTTCCCGCAGGATTTGAAAAATAAATATTAACAGTACCATCATCTAAACCATTTACAAAATAAACTGTAGTTGTTTCATTCGGTAGAGTTAGTTCAAACAATTCAATTAAAGCATCTCCAGGTTCCTGAAGCTGTACTGTACTAATTAAGTCTCCAGTGCTCATGGCTCATATACTCTCGTAAATTCACAAGTCAAAGAATGAAACTCATCCCTAACATAGTTTATATTATAATCACTGCAAACAACTTTCATTGCAGTATCTCCATCATGGTCTGTAACTGTAAAAGTAAATGCTTTTGCAGCATTAACATCAAAAAACTTTGCTAATAAGTTTATGTCTGCTCTTGTTCGATTATTAAAAGACACACTAAAAACATCATTTTTGGTGTTTAAACCATCTAAAACTCTTTGCTCATACCCATCTCCAAATTTTGCAGTAAGGACTCTATGAGTTGTAGTTTTTGCCATTCCTCTATCAGCAGTAAATGTTTTATCTGAAGCAGGGTCTCCAGAAGAAATACTATTCGCGGCTACTATAAGTTCATATTTTGCCATTGTTATTACCTATAAGGACTAAGTAGCCCGCCGTTACGCTGCTGTTTTATAATTTCTTTCTGCACTGCTGCAGAAATTGCCGATCCAAACTTTTTTCCTTCATTCGTATCTGCTTGAGTATCTTCACTAGCGCCTCCCTCATTATTAACGGCAACATTTACAACTACATTATTTTGTGAACCTGCTCCCTGTAAATCAACTGGAATAGACTTGTTATTTGGAAGTGGGACAACTGCTTCAGTTCCATGTAAGGTTGCAGGGTATCCTGCTTGAGGGCCTCGTGCGATGCCTCCCACAGAGTAGTCTTTTGCGATTCCTCCATATCGGAAGCCGCCGCCTGCAGTGCCTCCTCCAGTACTTCCTCCAGTGCCTCCTCCAGCCGTTGCACCTGCTGCAAATCCTTGAATTACTGCACCAATTACCATAGAAGCAGTGCTAGATCCTCCACTCATTAAAGACATTAGCATGTGTGTTGCATTTACTACTTTATCTCCATGGTCTCCCATAATGTTATTAAGGCCTGTTTCAAAAGTTCCTCCCCTACCCAGAGTTTCATCTATAACATCTGTATTCTCCCCGGTGATTTTAGTATTCTCTCCAATTTTACCAGTATTACCCCTTACAGTAGTATTATCTAATTTAGGTACTGGAATAGAAGTTCCTCCAACTCCTCCTGTTCCTCGCTCCATAATTACTACAGGAAGAGGAACATCGTAAAGTTTTCCTAAATTAGTATTCATAAATTTAGAGGTTGAATCCGTTTCTAGAAGACTCGTTTGTTCTTCTCTCCTACGGTCATTTAAGTCTAGCTCTTTTATATCTTTTATAACTTTAACAGGAAGAGGGTCTACAAATAGTCTTGCATTTTCAGCAATGGTACTGCCAGGAACTTCGCTCGAAACAATTTCTCCTCCCACTGTTGTTCTTTCCGTAGAAACCGGATCTTGGCCTGCAGCAGCAATTCTTTCCTCAAGTTCAATACCTGCTTCTGTTATTGCTGTTTTCCATTTTGTTGCAGTAAGATCCCCCGCTTCAATCATTGCATTTTTCATTAATTGTGCGGGATCTTCTTCTTCTTTGTCTAATTTAAATATTCCTCGAACTTTTTTCATTATGTTTTCAGTTGCTACATTTGCCATTTCATCTGCAACTGATTTGGCCATACCACTAAACACATTTGCTAGAGCGTCTTTTAAACTTGATTCTTCTCCTTTTATAACAGCTGCAATTTGATCTGATAAGTTTGATTCTAAACCTTCTAGTGCTGCTTGCCCTGCTCTAGCACCCACTTCTTCCATTTCTTTCATGGTTTCGAGTTGCATAAGCATAATGGCAAGTTCGCCTTCTAGAAGTGTTTTTCTCTCTTCTGAAACTTGAATTCTTCCAGATTCAATACCTGCAAGTTCTGCTACTCGACGATTAATCTCTGCTTGAGAATCATCTATGGCTTTTTGGGCTTGTGCTCTTTTATTTAATAGAGTTGTACCAAATCTTGTTGCAGCATTGTACTTAACTTGTGCATGCTGTCTTGCCATTTGATGAGCTGTTTCTGCTTCATTAATTAAATTCAAAACTGCAAGTCTCTCTATTAAAGAAGTTTTTATCTCATCGAGGCCTGCTATCTCCATATCATTGAGAGATTTTAAATTTTGTGTTCGAGTGCCTAAAAGATCTATTTCTTTTTTAGTTACCTCTAAAAGATCTGTTGCACTTGTTTTATACTTTGTAATATTTGTTAAAAAAGCATCAAATTGTTGATTTGTGCTGTTAAAAGACTCGTCAAAAGTTTGTACAATTTGGTTTAATTTTTCAAACTCTAGTGCAAGACCGTTTATAAAATCCATGCTTTGCAAAACATTTGGTAATAAACCGTTTTTTAATTGCCCTATAAAATGAGTTAACATTTGAGTTGATACACCTAGTCCCGGCATATCAAAAGTACTACTTAATATTTGAGCTAGTTTTTTGGCTTCTGTAGTTGCTTCTTCAGTATTAAATTCAACTCCTAATTGAATTGCTCCATCTTCAAAACCAGGAAGCTGTTTGTTACCAACTTCTTGAGCTGCTCTTCGTAAATTTACATACTCTATTAATGCAGGAAGAGAAGTTTTAAAAGCATTTGTAATTGTTTTTAAACTGGTAATTGTTGGTTTTATTTCTTCGCCAGATTTTTCTGCAACTGCTTCCAGATGCTTTGATACAGCTCCTTCTAGCTTTGCAAACTCTTGAGAAAGACTTTGAAGTTTATCTTTGTTTGCATCAATATTATTAGCAAGATCTTGTAAAGGAGCAGGAGCGTCTTGAATAATTCCTAAAAATTTTCCTGCAGCGGTGGCTGCATCTAAAAGCATTTGTCCCACAGCAATTATAACTATGGCTTTAGTTGCGTATTTATTAATAAAGTCAAGAGTAGCAACAGAAACTTTTTTTATGCCTGCCATTGCTTTAGTCCAAGTAGCACGGGCTCTTTTTGCTTGCAATTCTATAGTATTTCCTAAACTATACCATCCTCTTTTTGATCTTTGCCAAAATGTTTCTTTTTGCCCTAAAATATCTCGCAGCGCTTTTTTGTATACTTGACGCTGGTACATTGTCAAGTCTTTATAAACACCTTTTTCTAAATTTGCATATCTAAGCAAAGTTGCTGCTTGTCTCTTTGTGAGCTGTTCTTGATTTCGTAGTCTATCAATACCACTTCCAGGTTTTGTTTTTACTCCCTGCAAAGCACCAGATACAACTTGAGAAGGTGTTGTTGCTGCTTGTAGTCCTGCAACATCTGCCTGTGCAGCGGCTACTGCGGCAGAAGCTTTTTGTGCTGACAATTCTGCTTTTTCAATAAATCCATCAAGAGAAGGAAGCATATCTTTTGCAATTGAATAAGCAAAAAGACCAATTAAAGCAATAAAAGATTTAATATTTTCTGCGAAAAAACTTGCTGCTTTTTCTACAGGCCCTGCGATTGCAGTTGCAAAACTATTAAATACATCTGAGAAAGCTACTCCTACTTTTTTAATTGCACTCTCTTGTATATCAATAGCTTCAGTAGTTGAAATAAACTTTGTTTCTAATTGTCCTTGAACTTCATTTAAAACTGCTTGCTTTTGTTCCAGAAGACTCAAACTTTTTACTGTTTTTCCATTTGCTGCAGCATACTTTCTTTTTGCATCTTCAAGGCGTAGAGTAATACCAAGTTCGTCTAAAAGTTCAGGTTCTGCTTTTGTTACACCGCGAACTAAACGATCAAAAGAGTCTGAAACATCTCTGCCTAATACTTTTGATACTGCTGAAGCTCCTTCTGCCAAATCAGTTAATTGGCCTGCTGATAATCCAGAAGCAACACCAATTGCAGCAGCTGAAG